TCAGATTACGGAATGTTATCTCGCCCTATTTACTATTTAACCTACCCTGAGTTTCTCTCTCGCAAGAAGGCTATGTTTGATGCGGACGCTGATGAGAAGCGTGAGATGAATCGAGAGATGGAAGGTTTTCATGGACGTGCAAAAGAAGATTGGTTAAATGTTCGTTTGTTAATTCTTGATGACTTAGGTAAGGAATACGGCTCTAACTACGACAACACTTCTTTTGACGAGATTTTACGCAGTCGATACGACAGAGCATTGCCTACAATAGTAACTACCAACGAGATGCTGGAAAATTGGGGAGCCAAATACAGCAACGCGATGGCAAGTTTTGCTAATGAGGCATTCCAAAGAGTTCGCCTAGTTAACAAAGACTTACGGAAGGCACGAGCATGAAGAAAGGCTCAAATTTGGAGACGTGGAGAACGGTCCAGTTATTTCTCTCGACTACGGGGGTGTACGAGGTACAACTACGCCCTGGTGATACGAATGCGAAATGTAACTGCCCTTCTTACCGAGTTAGAAGCAAATGTAAACACACCGAATTTATTCAACAGCGCATGCTAGAAAACTCTGGGCAATACGCTATCTTAGTTCCTGAAGACGTTCCTGAAGATGAGGCTGCTAAAGCCAACGATTCTGCAGATGCGTTTAGAAATTTTATTTTAAAATACGCGAGAGTGGAAGTGTTGTGAAGAATGGCGACATTTCAAATGAAACACCTTCACGTTTAATTGTTCTTGCTGAAGTTGTTGCACAAACCGAGGAAGTAAAAGAAAAGAAACTTTTTAAATCATCTACTTATCTTCGCATAAGTAACATTAATAAAGAAGCAGTTGCACAGTTATGGATTTTAACTAATAAGTATGGCTTGTCCGTAGAACTTGCAGGTATTGAGGAAAGTGGTTTAGATAAATCTGATTTAGACCATCTAATGGAAATTCTTGACAGGAGAGGAGGCAACCCGTTTAATTTCGCACAACTCTACATAACGACACAAGAGTTGGTAGATGACTTACCTTATCGCGTAAACCTAAAAGGTGTGATAGACATTCCCACTAGATTAGGAAGATATGGTTCTTGGGGTATTGAATTAAATCGTTTATGAGAGGAGAATGAATTCGTGGCAGCAGATAATGAACATCGCTTAGTAAGTAAAGTAATTCGGGACCGCGACATTCTCCCAGTTTTACAACGTGGAATCACCTCTGATTGGTTTTTAGACGACGACAACTCTCGTGTATGGAAATTTGTTGTAAAGCACTACACAGAGTATTCAGAAGTTCCAACTGCAGTAACTGTTAAAGACCACTACCCAACATATAAAGTTTTAGATGTTCAAGACTCCTTAGAATTTCTAGTTGACCAAGCAGTAACTTTTAGAAGAAAAATACTTGTTCGACAAGGTTTAGAAAACTCTGTTCAAAAGTTAACCGAAAATGACCACGAAGGTGCTTTGGTTGCTATGGAAGCAGCCATCACTAAAGTTAATATGCAAGGTGTTCAAGGCACTAACGAACTTGATTTAACAAAAGACGCGGAAGCAAGATTTGCTGAGTATCAAGCATTAGCAAACCAAACAATGCTAGGAATTCCAACAGGCTTCGACAAAATTGACGAGGCAACTGCTGGATTACAGGGTGGGCAGTTAGTGACAGTCATTGCTCCACCTAAGACAGGTAAATCACAAATAGCATTAGCAATAGCGATACACGTGCATCGTGACGGCAAAGTGCCAATGTTCCAGTCTTTTGAAATGACTAACAGAGAACAACAACAAAGACACGACTCAATTCGTGCTCAAGTTTCACATGGTCGTCTTCGTCGAGGAAAACTTTTCACCGATGAAGAAACTCGTTACCTTGACATGCTAAAGGGAATGGATGGAGCAAAAGAACCTTTCCATCTTGTTGATGCTGTAAACGGATTAACTGTTGCGTCTTTATCTGCCAAAATTTCAAAGTTAAAGCCAGACATTGTGTTTGTTGATGGCGTTTATCTCATGATGGATGAAATGACTGGTGAGATGAATACCCCACAATCTATTACAAATGTGACTAGAGCACTAAAGCGTCTTGCTCAACGTCACGACATTCCAGTTGTTGTAACAACTCAGACTTTGTTGTGGAAGATGAAAGGCGGGAAAGTAACTGCCGACTCTATTGGTTACTCCTCTTCATTTTTCCAAGACTCAGATGTCATCCTTGGTTTAGAACCAGTTCCAGATTACGACGACTTAAGAACTTTAAAGATTGTTGCAAGCCGTAACTGTGGTCCTAGTGAAACAAGTTTGACTTGGAAATGGGAAACAGGGTGTTTCCACGAAGAAGCAAAGAACGATAAATGTTCTGTATGTAAGAGAGGCAACGTAATATGACGGTTGTAGATGTTGAGAAAGTTCTTAATAAATTAGGTGTGTACATACTAAGAAACCGTGGCGATGAGATGCAGGCTCATTGCCCTGGTCATGAGATTAGAACTGGGAAAAAAGATGTTAACCCGTCTTGGTTCATAAACCAACGAACAGGTGCTCACATGTGTTTTTCTTGTGGGTTTAAGGGAAACTTGTTCTCTTTAGTTGGAGAAATACAAGGCTTTTATATTTCAGAAAGCATTGATTACGGAGCAGTCAGTAAATGGATTGCTCAAATTGAAAACATTACTCCACAAGAATTGGCTGCTCGTTTAAAAGAGGCCCCTCAATATGTAGCACCAAAGCAAGAGTTACCCATGGACAATTCAAGACTGGCGTTATTTACTGAGCCTCCAGCATGGGCTTTAGACTCTAGAGGGTTAACAGCAGAGGCGTGTCGTAAGTATGAAGTATTGTGGGCAAAAGAAGATACATGGATACTTCCCATTAGAAATCCACATGACCATAATTTATGGGGTTGGCAAGAAAAGCACTCGAAGCAACGTTTATTTAGAAACAGACCCCTAGGCGTTACAAAGTCTCGAACATTATTTGGTGCACACGAATTAACCCCAGAAATGTCTATCTTAGTTGAGTCACCTCTGGACGCTGTAAGAATCGCTTCTGCAGGAGTAGTAGGTGGGGTTGCTGCTTTTGGAGCACAGGTAAGTGAGTCTCAACTTAAACTCTTACGTTATTCCGATGTAGTCATCGTTGCCTTAGATAATCCAAAAGTAGACTCTGCTGGGAAAAAGGGTTGCGAAGCGTTTTTACAAGGGGCTAAGAAGTTAGGCATTACCGCTAAGTTTTTTAACTACGCTTCTACAGGGCTAAAAGATGTTGGCGATATGGCTAACGAACAAATTCTTTGGGGTATAGAGAATGCTATTGACATGATTTATGGGGAGAAGGCGTATCTTTAATGTTTACAGGCACTTTAAAACCGTATCAAGTTGAAGCCGTTGAACGTATGGCAAAGCAAAAGAAAATGCTGGTTGCTTACGAGATGGGCTTAGGAAAAACGTGTATGACGATTGCAGCACTTGAAGAGTTGCGGGAAAGAAAAGAGATTACACAACCCACGTTAGTTATTGTGTTAGCAAGTTTAAAGTATCAGTGGGAAGCAGAGATAACAAAATTTTCAAACGCCACAGTCACCGTTGTAGACGGTTCAAAAACAGTAAGAACTAAGCAATACGTAGATGGCACATACACGGACTACATAGTGACTAACTACGAGTCTATTGTTAATGACTGGGAGTTGTTAAAAGGTTTACTGTTTGACGCTATCGTGTGTGATGAGGCTACTGCTATAAAAGGGTTTCGTTCTAAAAGAAGTAAGAAAGTCAAAGAACTCGCAACAAAAATTTCCGTGAAGTATGCGTTAACTGGAACCCCTATTGAAAATGGCAAGCCTGAAGAGTTGTACAGCATTATGCAGTTTGTTGAGCCAACTATGTTAGGTCGATTTGACTTATTTGATAAGACATTCATTGTAAGAAATCATTTTGGCGGGGTACAGAGATACCGCAATCTTCCGTTACTACACGAGAAGATTAAAGAAGCGTCAGTTAGGAAGGCTCAGTCAGACCCTGATGTTGCCCCCTACCTACCCGCCACTATCCACCTAAGTCCAATAAAGGTTCGACTCAGTAAACCTGCTCGAATTCTGTATGACAAAATTAAATTAGATTTAACAACTGACTTAGAAGAAGCCCAATCTTTGTTTGGCGGAGGTTTTTCTTTGGACGCAATCTATGGGCAAGGACAAGCCTTTGGCGGACCCGTAGACGCAATGCGTGGGGCTATCATGTCTAAAATTACTGCGTTGCGTATGGTGTGTGACAGTCCTTCATTACTCGTTGATAGTGCTACAAAGTACAAATTAAACCAAGGCTTAGGAGGCAGTTCGTATGCTTCTTACCTTGATGATGAAGGGTATCTAGAAGACTTAGACGTAAGTGCTTCTAAGTTAGATGCCGTAGTGAGTTACGTAGTTGACCATCTAGACACAGACGAACTTTCAAAGGTCGTAATCTTTACAAGTTACATTGGCATGTTGTCTTTGCTCCAAAATGCTTTACTGGAGAAGAAGATTAAAAGCCGTATTTATTCAGGCCAACTGAATGCTAAAGAAAAAGAAGATTCAAAATTAGATTTTCAAAACTCAAAAGAAGTTAGGGTTTTAATTTCTAGTGACGCTGGAGGTTACGGCGTTGACTTGCCTCAAGCCAATTTGCTGGTAAATTATGACTTACCTTGGTCAGCAGGCAAGGCTGTTCAGC